GGCGTCGGAGCCTGAGCGGTTCCGGGGCCCGCAGTTCCACGGGGCGTGGCTGGACGAGTTGGCGGCCTGGGACTACATCCAAGAGTCGTGGGACCAGATCCAGTTCGGTGTGCGCCTGGGGCAGAGGACGCGGACGGTGATCACGACGACGCCGCGGCCGAAGGATCTGGTGATCGAGTTGATCGGCCGGGAAGGGGATGACGTCACGGTGACGCGGGCGTCGACCTACGTGAACCTGGGCAACCTGTCGTCCAACTTCAAGCGGCAGATCCTCCAGTACGAGGGGACGAAGATCGGCCGGCAGGAGTTGCACGCCGAGATCATCGACCCCGAGGACGGCGGCATCGTCAAGCGCGACCAGTTCCGCCTGTGGCCGAAGGACAAGCCGTTCCCGAAGTTCGAGTACGTGTTGCAGAGCTACGACTGTGCCACCAGCGAGAAGACGCAGAACGACCCGACGGCTGCGTCGACCTGGGGCGTGTTCAAGCCCGAGGACGGGCCGATGGCGGTGATGCTGATCGACTGCTGGCAGGATCGGTTGCAGTACCCTGACCTGCGGCCGAAGGTGATCGAGGAGTACGACACGGTCTTCGAGTCGGGCGAGAAGGGGCGAGACCGCAAGCGGGTGGACCTGATTCTGGTGGAGGACAAGAGCGCCGGGATCTCGCTGATACAGGACTTGCAGCGGGCGCATCTGCCGGTGAGGGCGTACAACCCGGGCAAGGCTGACAAGGTGCAGCGGCTGAACATCGTCAGCGCGATCATTGCCAGGGGTCGGGTGTGGATTCCTGAGTCGACGCAGCGGCCTGGGTTTGTGAGGGACTGGGCGGAGCCGTTTGTGTCGCAACTGTGTTCCTTTCCGGAGACGACCCACGATGATTTTGTGGACACTGCGACGCAGGCTCTTCGGTATCTGCGGGATTCGGGCTGGCTTGAGATCGATCCGCCGCCGCAGGACGATTGGGATGATGATGACTGGGCAGACACTGGGAGACCGAAGCGTGAGAACCCATACGCCGCATGAAGCTCCGGTCGAGATTGAAGTCGTCGAACGGCATATCATGGCGGAGGGGCGCGAGCATTGGCCTGGGCCCGAATGCTGGTGCTTCCCGCGCCTGGAGTATGTGAACCCGGACACTGGGACAGAGGTCTGGGTTCATCACGAACCGCACTGAGGTGGTCATGGAACTGACGGAAGAAGAGCGTCGCAGGCTGTCGAGGCCGTCATTCCGGATGTCTGGTGCCGGGCGCCGCCCGGAGTCAAAGCAGGGCACGGGTGAGGCCCTGACGACCATCGGAGCGGGCATCCTGAGCAGCGTGCCGGCCGGCATTGCTGGCCTGGGGGTGTTGCCGTTCAAGGGGGTGGACAAGGCCGTCGAGACGATCGACGCGGTGCAGGACTACCTCACGCCGGTGCCGAAGACGGACGAGGGCAACAGGATGCTCCAGCGGATGGGTGGCGCCATGGAGACGCTGGGCGCGCCTGCTGAGTACATCGGCGAGAAGACGCGGGAGATCACGGGGTCGCCCGCACTGGCCACGGCCGCCGAGGTGGTGTTGGATCCGCTGAACCTGATCGGGTCGGCTGTTGCCGGCAAGGCGGTCGCGTCGGGTGCTCGTGCTGTTGGCCGCGGCGCCAGGGCGGCTGGTCGAGAGCTTGGCCCGAAGGCGGCAGAGATGGCCGAGGGGTACATGCGCCGCGCCGGGATGATGCCGCAGATCTTCATTGGCAAGTCGGCCAAGACCTGGGATGCCGCGTCGAACGCCCGCGCAGCCGAGATGGAAGCCGCCGGCATCCCCCCGCAGACCATCTGGCGCGAGACCGGCAACTGGCGGGCTCCTGATGGCCAGTGGCGTCAGGAGATCAGCGATGCACCGCTGGCGGTTGGTCGCAAACAAAGCACCGTGACGACGGAGCAAATTGCCACAAATGAGTCGAACAAGCAGAGGCTGAAAGAAGTCAAGAGGCAGATGGACGTTGTCGGCGATCAGATCGACACGCATAGGATGTCAAAAAATAAGGGCTTGCGAGATAAGCTGCTGAATGACTACATGAAGCTGCGCACTGAAGAGAACGCAATCAATGACAGCATTTGGATGTTCTCGCAGAAGCAAAAGGCACAAAGCGAGGGGATGGTGGGCGATTTGGCGCAGGGGCCTCTGTTGGAGGCGTATCCGAGCCTAGCGCCCTTCAAGCTAAAGGATGAGCCTCAAAACAGATATCAGCTTGGCGCATATGACAAAAAGAACAAGTCAATTATCTTGAGGGTCCCCTCAGAGCAAAGAAAGCCGGTGTTTGTGCATGAGGGGCAGCACTTTGTGCAAGATGTGGAGGGGTTTAGCCCGGGCTATGCGCCGACATCCGAAAGCGTCAAAGCGTATCAAGACTACTTGAGATACATGGGGGAAGCGGAGGCCAGGGCTGCAGAGGCTCGGATGAATCTGACACCAGAAGAGCGCCGCGCCAAGTTTCCCGAGGAAAGCTACGACGTCCCCATCGGGGAGTTGATTGATGCCCCGCGCACGGGTGGGCCGGCACTTCTCACGACGTACCACGCTCAAGAGAAGGCTGGAAAATCGTCTGCCAAGGGCGCTGGCGCGAGGGAAGTGTCGAAAGCTGGCGGCGGTGCCGTCGAAGGGGGCAACATGAGCTTTGCAGGTGCGACGGACGAGATCACGAGGAAGCTGGTCAGCCAGGGCATGAGCGAGGACCAAGCCATGGCGCACGCGCTGCGGATGGCCGACTCCTACATGAAGGGCGGTGGCGCCGTGATGATGGCCCGCGGCGGTCCTGCTGGTGGGGGCGCTCGTGCCACGCAGCGCGCGATGAAACGCTCCGCAGAGGCGGCAGCGAAGCGTGCGGCGGAGAAGGCTGCGGCGGAGAAGGCTGCTGCGCCGGTTGCGCCTGCGCGCACGGCTGCTGAGCAGTCAGTGCTCGGGAAGTTCGGCCAGAAGCAGCAGCAGGAGGCGCAGCGGGCCGCGAAGGTGGCGCAGATCAGCCAGTCGACCGAGCCCCCGAGGCCTGCCCGTGCGCCGGCGAAGGGCGGCCGGGCTGCGGCTGTGCCGCCGGACGTCTACCGGCAGATGGCGAAGACGCAGGGCGACGAGGCGGTCATCAGGGCGGCCGAGCGGGGCGAGCACCTGAAGCCGACGGCTGGCGGGTATGTTGGCGCTCCGCGGACGGTGACGAACCCGCAGGCCCTAGGGGCGATGCGGCGCGCGATGGACAAGGACTTCATCGACTCGGTGGAGGCGGTGCGTCTGGCTGACCCTGATCGCCTGGGCACGTGGTACGACCGGGCGAAGGCGGGGATCGCACAGAGCGCTGAGCCGTACCAGTTGGACCGGACGCTGGACCAGCACGCGGTGTATTCGGCCGGGGTCTCTCCTGAGTCCGAGCTTGGGTTCGCGCTGAAGCACCAGAACAGCCGGGTCGCCGGTCAGCCTGAGAGGGCATATCGCGGCCCCGGCATGCGGACGTTGGACACGGCTGTTGCCGAGGACAGGCCAGCCAAGCTCGCGTTCAAGGTGGGCGAGTATCGGGAGAAGAACGACCCGCGTGTTCCCAACACCGGCCTCTTCGGCGTGAACGACTTCCGCCGTGCGCAGGGCATGGGGTACACGGACCCGGAGGGCAAGCCCTGGAAGGCGGGTGTCACGGCCACGATGCACCCGTTCATGGACGCTGAGACGGCGCTTCAGGTCAGCCGCGCGAACAGGGCCGGGATCGGTGGCCGCACTGACTGGCAGGGGCCGCACATCCAAGAACTGCCCTGGGTCTACGGCAAGGCTCAGGACCTGTACAGCCGGGGCCAGCGCGGCCGCTTCGCCGGGGACCCGCTCGAAGGCATGAAAAGCTCCATCAGGGAGGCGAACAAGACGGCCCAGGACTACATGTACAAGCACGCCGCTTCTGCGACCCACGAGGCCATTCCTGGCGCGTCGCTGGGGCATGTGCGGCAGGCGTTGGACATGCCGCCAGAGCAGAAGGTGGAGTACGGCAGGAAGGGCCGGTGGGACCAGCCGGCGCCCGAGGCGAAGCTGAACCCACTCCCCCAGGTCGGCGCGGGCAACCGTGACGTTCTGTACGGCGCGGCCGGGTATCGGCAGCTTCCCTCTCGGGAGGCGCAGGGCTTGTACACGAACAAGCTGGGGCAGGTCGAGACCAACCCGATGACCATCGCGCGCCCCTTGATGGACTTCCCGACGGGCGGCGGCGGCGGCTTCGCGTCTCCCAACACCCGCAAGGTTGCCGAAACGCTGGAGCAGTTCCGCGCTTTTATGGATGCGCAGGAGGCAGGGGCCTACAACCTGCCCAACACGATGAGCGCGGTCAAGGGCAAGAGGTCGATGGTTCTGGATGCCAGGGGGCGCAACAAGGACAAGGCGGACCCGTCTGCTGGAGCGCTGCCAACATCTCAGCAGTTGGCCCAAATGAACAGCGTCTTGGAGGACACCGGGTTCGGCGTGTCGGCCACCAACCGCGGTGCGGTCGTGTTCCCGTACGACCCGACTATGGACCCGAAGCAGGCCCAGAAGATCCTGCGCCAGAAGCGCGGCGCGCTGACGTCTATCTTTCCGTCCGACCCTCAGATGTCGATGACGACCACCGGCTATGTCCCTGGCGTCGGCAAGCGTGGGCAGTTCGGCCCGGAGTCGACGGCGCCGTTCAGTGGGGAGGCCACCAGCGACGTGCTGCGCGCTTTCGCTGATCTGGAGCCCAACGTCTCTTTGAACATCAGCGAGTCTGAGGCGGTTCGTCAGGCCATCCGTGACAAGGCGCTGCGCGACAGCCTGATGGGCGGCACGCGCCGCGACATTCAGGAGTCGCGCCGGTTCTTCAGCGAGGCGGACTGGCCGCGGGCTGTCGAGATGATCCGCCAGGGTATGGCGCCTGCGGCCGCGTTGGCCGCCTTGGGGTATAGCGCAAGCGCGATGGCGGAGGAAGGCCGGTGATCAGAGGAGGCCTTTGGCCCGCGCGTAGTAGCGAGCAGCGTGCCCCTGCCGCTCCATCCAGGCGCGATCTTCCGCCTTTTGCTGGCGGGTCTGCCTTTTCTTGGGCTGACTCTTGGCCAGAAGCTCTTCCATCAGCTCGGCGCATTCGTCGAAATAGCTCCCCGGGTCAACGCCTTTCAAGAAGGCAATCGCCTCGTCGTACTTGTCCATGGCTTCATGCCTCTCGTATGACTGTGGGTTACATGATAGCAATAGGATCGACTCATGGCTACTGAATTTCCGATTGACCCTGAGTTCGGCCGGTTCGTCGAGGGGATGCCCCCGGACGCTGACGGCGAGACGGAAGGGGTCGAGGTCGACCTGCAACTGGACGACACCGACATCGAGGAGCTTCCCGACGGGTCGGCGGTGGTGCGCCTGGACACGAACGGGCCGATGGACAACGAGGACTTCTACGAGAACCTCGCCGACAGCGACGTGGTCGACCCGGTCAAGCTCAGCAGCATCGCCCTGAAGTACCTCCAACTGGTCGAGAAGGACCGCTCTGCCCGTCAGCAGCGCGACAAGCAGTACGAGGAGGGCATCCGCCGCACCGGCATGGGCAACGACGCCCCAGGCGGAGCCACCTTTGCCGGCGCGAGCAAGGTCGTTCACCCGGTGATGGCCGAGGCCTGCATCGACTTCGCTGCCCGCGCCATCCGCGAACTGTTCCCGTCGGACGGCCCAACCCGCACGAAGATCCTGGGAGACGTCAGCGAGGACAAGTTGCAGGTGGCCGAGCGCAAGCGCGACTACATGAACTGGCAGCTGACCGAGCAGATCGAGGAGTTTCGCGACGAGCAGGAGCAGTTGTTCACCCAGTTGCCTCTTGGTGGCTCGCAATACCTGAAGCTCTGGTACGACGAGGAGAAAAGGCGCCCCTGCGCTGAGTTTCTGCCCATCGACAACGTGCTTTTGCCGTTCTCGGCGTCCAATTTCTACACTGCGCAGCGTGCAACTGAGGTTCACGACATCTCGGAATACGAGTTCTCGCGACGAATTTCCTCAAAACTGTACCGAGACATCAATTTCGTCCGTGCCGCACTTGATCCGGAGCAAACTTCGGCCCAAAAAGCAAGCGACAGGATCGAGGGAAGGTCGGAAAACGACAACGAGGACGGTATTCGGCGCGTGTATCACATCTACACGTGGCTGGAACTCGAAAATGACAAGTTCAGCGACGGAAAATCGGCCCCTTACATCCTGATGATCGACGAAACCGACGCTGAAGTGGTCGGTTTGTACCGAAATTGGGAGGAAGGCGACGAAACGATGACGAAACTCGACTGGGTGGTCGAGTTCAAGTTCATCCCGTGGCGCGGAGCGTATGCGGTGGGCCTGCCGCACCTCATTGGAGGCCTCTCAGGGGCCCTTACAGGCGCTTTGCGGGCCTTGCTGGACTCTGCGCACATCAACAACGCTGCGACGCTCCTGAAGCTCAAGGGAGCCAAGGTTTCGGGGCAGTCTCAGCAGGTCGAAGTGACCCAGGTGGCTGAGATTGAGGCTGCGCCTGGGGTGGATGACGTCCGCAAGCTGGCCATGCCGATGCCGTTCAACCCACCGAGCCCGGTGCTGTTCCAGTTGCTGGGCTGGCTGACGGGCGCGGCCAAGGGGGTGGTGACGACGGCCGAGGAGAAGATCGCCGACGTCAACGCGAACACCCCGGTGGGCACCACCCAGGCTCTGATTGAGCAGGGGGCAGCGGTGTTCTCGTCGATCCATGCCCGCCTGCACGACGCACAAGGCCGAGTGCTGCGCGTGCTGAGCCGCATCAACCGCTGGTACTTGGACGACATGCGCCGCGGCGAGGTGGTGGAAGATCTGGAGGTGCGCCGGGAGGACTTCGCCCGAGTGACCGACGTGATCCCGGTGAGCGACCCTCACATCTTCAGCGAGACGCAGCGGATGGCGCAGACCCAGGCGGTCATGGCCATCATGGAGAAGAACCCGGACCTGTTCAACAGGCGCACGGTGCTGATGCGGTTCCTGAAGCAGATCAAGGTGCCGCAGATCAACGAGTTGATGACGGATGCCCCGGCGCCCGAGAAGCTTGATGCGGCCAACGAGAACGTGGCCATGACGATCGGTCAGGCGGCGTTCGCGTATCTGGAGCAGGACCATCTCGCGCACATCGTGACGCATCTGGAGTACGCCAAGGATCCGATCTTTGGTGGCAACCCGATGATCGCCCCGCACTTCCTGCCGAAGGCGATGGAGCACGTCAAGCAGCACTTGGCCTTGTGGTACTTGACCCGGATGAACGGGTACGTCCACCGATCCTTGGGGCGCAAGCCGGACAACTACGCGGATGCCGAGAAGCCGGCGGACATCGACAAGCTGTACGGCGCTGCTGCGCGGCACGTGACGATCGACACCGAGCAGACGCTGAAGGACGTGATGCCGGTGATCCAGCAGATGGTCCAGACGCTGGAGCAGTTCAAGCCGAAGCCCGAGTTGACGCCGGACGGTCAGGTGCTGATGCAGACCAGCATGGCCGAGACGCAGCGCCGAGCGCAGCGGGATCAGGCCGAGATGCAGTTGAAGGGCCAAGAGGTTGCTCAGAAGATGCAGTTGGCCATGAAGAAGCAGATGGACGAGCAGGCGCTGGCCATCGAGGAGTTGCGGATGAAGCTCGCGATCGCCGAGGGCGATCAAGAGACCAAGGAGCGGATCGAGGTCGCACGCTTGCAGCGCGACGCGGCTCGACTGCGGCACGATCAGGACAAGACCCTGATCGACGTTGTGTCCAAGCAAGGAGGTGGGTATGGCTACCAGTGACAAGGAACAGCAGAGCGTGCTCGTGCCCCAGCACAAGCGCATGGCGATGGGCGCCAAGGTCGACGGGAAGTCGATGCAGAGCAATGGTGACACCGGCAAGTCCCAGCCGGCACAAGGAGGGCTGTCTTACGTCAGCAAGAAGAAGTGAAAACCATCGCTGACCTTATCGGCGGGATCAAGTCTAGGCAGGCTGAAATAGCCTCGTCCCTCGCTGTTGGAAATGCAGCGAACTGGGAGGCTTATCACCGCATGGTGGGTCACCACGCCGGGCTGCAAGAAGCCTTGGCGATTCTCGACAACTTGATGAAAGACGACGATGAACGAGACGCAGGCGTTTGACGACGCCGAATTGGCTTGGGCATTCCCGAGCGTGAGTCCCGGAGCGAAACCACTGGGCGGCCGCATTCTGGTGCAGTTGCGGCGAGCCAAGAAGAAGGCGACGAGGTCGGGGATCATCTTGGTCGCAGAGACCAAGGAGACCGAGAAGTGGCAGAACATGGTGGCCAAGGTCGTCGAGATCGGCCCGCTCGCGTTCCGCAAGCGCGACACGATGGAACCTTGGCCCGAGGGAAGCTGGTGCGAAGCTGGCGACTACATCCGCGTGCCGAAGTGGGGCGGGGACCGCTGGGAGGTGAGGGTGCCGGGCGAGGATGACCTCGAAGACCCCGCGCTGTTCATGATCCTGAACGATCACGAGGTGATTGCCAAGGTGACGTGCCACCCCCTTGACATGAAGGCCTTCGTATGAGCACCGAGAAGGAAGACAAGATCAACGTCACCGAGGAGCAGGATGGCTCCGTGGTGGTCGAACTGCCCGAGGGCATGGAAGGCCCAGACGGCCAGGAAGGGGCCCAGAACGCCGCAGGAGACGATTCCGGCGACGAGGATAGGCCTGGGGACTCCGACGCCGTACGAGAGGCCCGTAGGGCCCGCAGGCGTGCCAAGAAGGACTTGGTGCGCAAGACCAATGAGGAGAAGGATCAGCGGTTGCAGATGCTGCAACGCCAGAACCAAGAACTCATGGAGCGGCTGTCGGTGGTCGAGCGCAAGACGCACTCGTCGGATCTGGCGCGGCTGGACAAGGCCATCGAGGACGAGGAGTTGCGGTTCCGGTATGCGCAGCAGCGCATGCAGGAGGCCACGACTGCCGGCGACGGCCAAGCCTTCACGAAGGCCCAAGAGATCTGGTACGAGTCGCGACGCAAGGTCGAGGCTCTGCGCGGCCTGAAGAGCAAGGCGGCCACTGCGACGCAGCAGCAGCAGGGCGCGGCTAATCCCAAGGTCACGCGCATGGCCAACGACTGGATGGAGCGCAACAACTGGTACGACCCGTCAAGCAACGACGAAGATACTCAGATTGCCAAGGTCATCGACAGAAAGTTGACCGAAGAGGGATGGGATCCCGGCAATCAGGATTACTGGGAAGAGCTTGACAGGCGGCTGCAAAAGCGTTTGCCACATCGCTATACTGACGGCAGTGACGACTCTCCTCGAAGGAGTAGACACCGCAGCGTGGTGACTGGGTCCGGACGCGAAGTTGGCGGAGGCGCAAGTAGGTCGACCTTTGTACTCACACCTGAACAGGTGCGGGCGATGAAGGACGCAGGAATGTGGGATGACCAAGAAAAGCGCAACCGCATGATCAAGCGATACGCACAAGAAGCACGAAGCAGGAGCTACTGAAGATGGACAGCCGACTGAAGAAATCTCTGTCCGCTGGCGGACGTGAAACTCGCGCAAGCGAGGACGCGGAAAGACTGCCTCCGGAGGAACAGTTCCACTCCACGCAGGAACGTCGAAAGATGTGGAGCGACGAGTGGACACAAAGCGCGCTGCCGAAGGTTCCGGAAATGCCCGGATGGCACCTTTGCTGGCTATCGACAACCAACAGCTACGACAGCATCGACAAGCGGATCCGGCTTGGGTACGTTCCCGTGAAAGCGGATGAGTTGCCTGGGTTTGAGAACTGGAAGGTCAAGGCTGGCGAAGACGTGGGTTTCATTGCGTGCAACGAGATGCGCCTGTACAAGATCCCGATGGATGTGTATCAGGAAGTCATGTTGCACATGCACCACGAGAGGCCTCTTGAGGAGGCGGACAAGATCCGCGTCCAAGTGGAGAACCTCCAGGGTGCGCGTGACAGCCGAGGCAGGAGCCTTGGTCAGGTCGAGGGTGAAGGTTTCGGCGACATGGATCGAATCGTCAAGACCCCGGTTTTCGTCGGGTGAGACCAAGGAGAAACTCATGCCTTCCACGAGTGCTCCGTTCGGCCTGCGTCCTGCGTTCCATCCGAGTGGGTTGGATCGCGCACAGGCACTGGCGAACGGTATTCAAGCGGTGTCCACGAGCGGCAATGTGTCCGCCGGGTACGCCACGACCATCCTCAAGGGCCAGCCGGTGAAGATGAACTCCGCTGGCTACATCGAAGTCGCCGGTGCCGGTGATGCGTTCCTGGGCGCCTTCGCGGGCGTCGAGTGGACGGATTCCACGGGTCGTCGTCGGGTATCGAACTACTGGCCGGCGAACGAGTCCTTCCTCGTCGGCTCGGTGGTCGCGTACTTCTACAGCGATCCCAACATCGTCTACGAGATCCAGACCGACGGCACCGTGGCGCAGAGCGCCATTGGTGGCGAGGCGGACCTGAGCAACACGACCGCTGGTTCCTCGACCACGGGCCTGTCGCAAGCCACGCTGTCCAACAGCGTTGCCGGCTCGGGCACCGCTCAGATGCGGATCATCGACCTCGCGCCGTACCCGGACAACGCCTGGGGCGATGCGTTCGTTGTTGTTCGTGCCACCATCGCCGAGTCCCAGTTCGCTGGCGCTGCCGGCACGGCAATCTGAAAGGAGGGCTGAACCATGGCAGCTCCGATGAGAAGTACCGACTTTCGTTCGATCGTCGAGCCGATCCTGAACGAATGCTTCGATGGCGTCTACGACCAGCGCACCGACGAGTGGTCGCGGGTCTTCCGGGAGTCGCAGGGCATCCCCCGCAACTACCACGAGGAGCCGGTCCTGTACGGCTTCGGTGCCGCACCGCAACTGCCAGATGGCAGCCCGGTGTCGTACCAGCAGGGTGGCGTGCTGTTCCTGAAGCGCTACGTCTACAACGTGTACGGTCTGGCGTTCGCGCTGACCAAGGTGCTTGTTGAGGACGGTGACCACATCCGCATCGGGCAGGTGTATGCGCGTCACCTCGCGCAGAGCCTGATCGAGACGAAGGAGACGCTGTCGGCCAACGTGCTGAACCGCGCCTTCAACTCGTCCTACCCGGGCGGCGACGGCGTGCAACTGAACAGCAACGCTCACCCCATCGTCAACGGAACCTTCAGCAACCTGCTGTCGACGGCCGCGAACCTTTCGCAGACGTCGCTGGAGCAGATGCTGATCCAGATCCGTCAGGCGGTGGACAACAACGGCAAGAAGATCCGTCTGGTGCCCCGCCAACTGGTGGTGGCACCGGGCAACGTCTTCCAGGCCGAGGTGCTGCTGAAGAGCGTCCTGCGTGCGGGCAACGCCAACAACGACATCAACCCGATCAAGTCGATCGGGCTGCTGGACGAAGGCGCTGCGGTCCTGTCCCGTCTGACCTCCGCGACTGCGTGGTGGGTCCAGACCGATGCACCGGAGGGCATGAAGCTCCTGATGCGCCGGAAGCTGGAGAAGACGATGGAGGGCGACTTCGAGACGGACTCGATGCGCTACAAGGCCACCGAGCGTTACGACGTCGGCTTCACCGACCCGCGGGCACTTTTTGGCACGCCTGGGATCTGAGGCAACACCAAACGGGGGCCGGTGAAATCCGGTTCCCTCTCTGAAAAGGAGAGAGCGAGATGTCGAGTACCACTCGATTCCCGAATGGTGTCACCAACGTCGGCGAAGACACCATCTTTGCCGCCCTGGGTCAACCGGCGCCGACGAAGTTCCACACCTACTGGGAGGACTTCGACTACTACACCGCGGGCAACTGGACTGTGACC